ATCACTCGCCGCTAGGTTGTTAGCAGTCCAGTCGTTGTTGTTGCCCGAGATATCGTCACCAATGGCCGCTGAGTTGCCAAAGTCTAGGTGGAAGCCGTTAGTGCCGTATGTGCCTGTGTAGGCTTTGGGCACCCATACGCCTGACTTGAACTCGCCAAAGCTGTCAGCGTCTAGGGCTTGGCCGTCGATGAAGTTTACTTCTGCTAGGTAGCCGTCAAAGGGAACATCACTAGAGGCTCGGTCTACCCCTATAGACTGAGGTAGTGCGGCATTAACAAATGTATCTCTATTTAATGAAGGGGCTGTGTTGGTGTCAAACGCTGTAACTTCTTCGCCATTGACATAGAGTTTTACTCGCTCACTAGCAGTAGCATTCGAAGTATTAAAGGTAACAACAACGTGATACCAAGCTCCTACATCACGAAACAGTTGTGTTGTCAGGCGGTATGTATAACCAGTGCCAGCAATGTTCTCGTAAATAATTATCTTGTCGGATGAGTTGAACCACACTAAGAAGCGGTTCGTATCAGAGCCTACTGTGGTCTGCGCCCCAAATAACCCTCTGTTAGTGCCTAAGTTGCCTAACTTAACCCAACCACTCCATGTCCAAGTCCTGCGGTTACCCGCTGTGCTAGGGGTGCGGGCTAGGTAGGCAGAGTCGTTGTCGTTTAGGCGCAGGCTCTGACCAATCTCTTTTGGGTAGAAGCCTTCCTCACCGCCAAAGAACTGATTGCTATCAAACATTATGCGAATGCCTTCTGCGGAGTGCCCAGTAAGATGCGACCCGATGCCGCCACGATGTACGGAACCACGTCAGTAGCGTTAGCCGCTGTAGACAATGTGATACCTGCACCGCCTGCTGTCTCGTAGTCAGTGCCCAGCGATAGCGTGCGTGATCCGGTAGTGTCTTGAATGAACACGATAAAGCCAGACTGACCTACCGCTTCAGTGGTGGGGTTAGCCAGTGTTACGTTGCCTGTGAGCGTCAGCACAAAGTTCTGGTTGGTGGCAAAGTCCAGTGTGACCGATCCGCTGTTGGTGGTGTCAGTGTTGGTTGATCCACGTTGGGCGGCGGTGAATGTGTTATTCACATCCTTTTTGACAATGTCAGCGTCAGCAGGCTCTTTGCCATCTAGCTGTGTCTGGATGGCTGATGTTACGCCATCGACGTAGTTAAGCTCGGCAGTGGTCGCTGTGACACCGTCTAGCAGATTAAGCTCGGCAGTAGATGCAGTGACACCATCCAATACGTTCAACTCTGCCGCTGTAGCAGTTACCGCAGTGCCGCCAATCGTCAGGGTAGATAGGTTTGGCGAAATGGCCGTGGTGCCATCCAGCAGGTCATCAATAGTATCTAGGTTTGTGTTGAGCTTGGTGCCCCACGTGTCCTCAGATGCGCCAACCTCGGGCTTGGTCAATCCGTATGTGGTTGTCGTTGTGTCAGCCATTTGCTAATCCTCTATGCAATTTCTTGCCAGACGGTGCTGGCCTGATTCAATTCTACCCAATTGGTTGAGTCCCTGCTAATCGGCTCCCACATCTCGCGGGCTATTGTTGCCGTTGAAAGGGTAGAGCTAACCAAGCCAGACGACTCCCTGACTCGCTGACCCAAGCACGAACCAAGCGCAGAGGCTGTCAGATCCGCACCGGACGCAACAACCGTTTCAGCACGAGCCGACGATAATGCCGATGCCGACAGTGTCGATGATGCGTCCTTAACAATCAGGCCAGATGATGCCGCAGTAGCCTGCGATGCTAGAGATCCTTCGAAAACAAAGGTTGCACCGCCCGTTGCGCTGACCGTGGCACTGACAGCAGATACCGCAACAGCATCCAGATACTTGGTCTGGCCGTATAGCGAGTCGCCGTATGTGCTAGTGCCGTAGCCTCGGGCCATTACTTAGTCCAGAGTGATGTCTAGGTCGCCGGTGGGAATGCGGAATACATCGCCCGACGTAATGTTCTTGCTAGAAGTCAGTGATGCATAAGCCAGCAAGTTGCCAGCACTCGATGCGTCATAGATACCAACGTGCGTGATCGTGCCCCATGTTGCCGTGGCTGTAGGGAACTCGATGGCCGCAGTGGTAGTGGCAGTGTTGCCGGTTACGCTGAACGTGCCAGCCTGACGAGCGTATGAGCCACCAGATACTTCAGTGCCAGAGCCATCCTCATCGGGATTCGATGTAAACAGGCCAACGTAAACTGCGCTAGGTGAAGTGTACGCATTGTTGGCGAACACGTGATCCAGCAACTCAGTCTCTAGGTAATTCGAAAAAGACATTAGCCTAATCCTCTCACTTTCATGGTCAGGCCAGAGCCTGAGTATTTCGCGTCATCAGACGCCTGATTTAGCCGCTGGACAGCCGCCGAATAAAGTTGTGCCCACACCTGCACACGAGCATCTTCTTGCAGGTAAGGGGCTGAATGCAACAGTGCGCCATACAGGTACACGTCAGGCGCCTCGCTCAACAGCCAGTTACTAGTGTTTGAGTCAGACAGCGCCGGGACCTTCTGGATGTACAACAGCTCGAAGTCGGTATCTTCACTTGGCGTGGGATACAGCTCAAACTGGCCATCCGCATGAGCGTAGTAATACGGCTTCTTGGTGCTACCGTTCTCGTTCTTGGCGCGGATATCTGCAATAGCGGCGCGTGACTGCAATGTCAGCGCTGAAGTGCCAGAGCCGGTCAGATGCAATCGAATAGTCTCGACCCAGTCAGCCGGGACCTGCATATACTGATCGCCACCTGAGATCTGACCAGATGCACGGGCTTCCATACGCCAGTGCCGAACATCGCGCTGGATCTGCGCTTCTGCCAAGCTAATGAACGTGCCGGTGATAGACGCCAAGTCGTCGCGGTTAAGAAAGTCCGCGATGCTGGTCTTGAGTTCTGCGTATGTCGTGATAGCCATGGCGTAATTCTACCCTACTTTTTCGACTTGCGCTTCGCAGGCTTTTTGGCTGTCTTAGCCGCCTGCTTGAACGCTTTGGCTGTGGGCGCACCCTTCTCGCCGGGCTTGCGCATCTTTTCGCCTGAGCCGGCCTTGATGCGCTTACGCTTGGCTTGGATATTGGCGTATAGACCTTTCTTTGCTGGCATGACTATCTCCTGTACTCGTTGCCGTACAACGTGCCGTCACCGATGTTGCCTTTTATGTCGGGACCAGCAATGTTAACTATTGCGTTAAGTAGGCCGCCAGCATACTGACCCAAACCTACAGGCTCCACGGGCTCCGCATACGACTCCATGGCCATGGCGTCATCAGGCGCCAAGGCGGCAAGCGCTCCTGCCGTTGGCAATGCCACACCAGCCATCCACTCATTGCGGTCAACTTTCTTTGGGTTGAATTCTGCGGCAGTTTGGCGCGTCTGCTCAGGCTTCAGGAAGACGAACTCATTGCCATTCCAAACCAGTGCGTCTGCGCCACCAGCTCGGTAGATATCAGACTGAACCTGCGGTGGCACATCCACGTTGAATGTGCCGGTACGACGGAAGTAGTCCATCTTGTCACGCAGATAGTTTAGTTGGTGGTCATCTGTTGCGGCAGAGCCAAGGATGTCATCGACCGTGTATGTGCCTGATCGAGTGTTATCAGCCATGATCTTGGCGAATGCCTGTTGCATATCACCAGTAGGCTTGTCACCACCCACGACAAACGTCTTGCCGGCGCGAGTCACTAGATCATACGTCTCTGGGTCTATGCCCTTGTCGCGCAACATCTTGTCGTACTGGGCAGTCTCACGGCCTGACGTGGTCGCATATAGGCCGGCTGGGCTTTGTACGCCGTGCTGGCGCGTTGCCCCGATATCATATGACTCAATGCCTTTTGGGCCGGTGTGCTGGAATACCACGTCCATAAAGCCCTGATCTTCAGCCTGCGGCGGTAGGCCAACTTCACGCCCTTCGTTGCGCGCCCTGTCGATCAAGTAATCGACCTGCTTCTGGCCCTCGTCGCTGAAAGCTCGCATCTTGCCTAGCAGGTTAAACAGGCTCATCGGTACTCGTTCCCATATAGCGTGCCATCGCCCACGTTGCCGCGGATGTCGATTAGCTGGTCTAGGATGTTGGCGCCCATGGTTTGCATATAGTCGCCAAAGCCCATCTGTGGCTCAAAGCCGATACCATCGGTCATTGGGTCAGCTTCGGCCTCTTGCGGCAATGCTGACAGAAGCCCCATTCCTGAAACCCCTGCTGGAGCCATCGACCGGATAATGCCAAACTCGTAAGGGTAGCCCTCACTAATGAGCTTTTGGGCAGGCACTGATGCCTCTAGCACATCGTATTTGCCGTCAAGAACATTGTCCCCGTGAATCTTGGCGTACTCGCGGCTGGTTGTTACCCAGTCACCCACATTCATGTCCTCTACACCTTCTGGGACTGCTCGGAAGACAGGGATCTCTAAGTCAGGGTTGCCGCGTGCACGCCTTAAAGCGTTGAAAGCCTCGCGATCCACCGCTGTGTCTCCGAGGCCGTAAAGTCTTTCGCCTGACGGACCATACACATCTTCTGGGATCATTTGAGTCAGGTCATGCAAAGGGGCGCCATAATCCGCGTCTGGCGCGGTGTGCGATCCTCGATAGTCAAGGTCATCGCCCTTGTCCAATATCTTCTTGACTGCCTTAAAGATGGGCATCTTACTTCCTCACGCTCTTCTTGCCTTTACAGCCCCACGCCTTGCGTCGAGCCTTTAGTTTGGGTGACATGGTGCCGTCCTTGCGCTTCTGACCACTGGACCGAGCGCAGTATGCATCGCCACGCTTCGTGCCCTTGGCAGATGTACGCTTGTGCGTCTTGCCGGACGAGTCCTTGTAGGTGGTGCCGTTGGCGTACTTGCGGTCGGCTTTGGTGGTGCGTTTAGCGGGCATTGAGCATTCTCACCATCTCGTTGTACTGCTCGTCAGTCATAGGCATATCTGAACCAGCGCCAGCGCCTTGTGCGCGGAATGCTTCGGCAGTGGGTGGCATTAGCATTTCCAGTAAGCCTTGAGCCTGAGCTTCGCGTGGAGCGCTAGCTAGACCTAGCAGGCCAAGTATGCCGAAGCCAGAGGTGAGTGCTCCGAGGATATTTGGACCTTTGTACTCAGGGTCAAAAGCCGCTTTGTTTATGTCTCTGACATCTTTTTGCGGGTCGAGTATGTTGACTTCCAAAATGTCTTTATCTAGCCGAGGCTCACCCTCTCGGATATATCCGGCCTCAGTTGTTGTAAACCCTTTCTCCAAAAGCGCCCTTCTTAACGCCTCACCCCTCTCATCTCTTGATAAACTGCTATCTCGCGGAATGCTCAGCCTTTCCTCGCTGAAAGCGGGAACCCTGCGAGTCACCAAGTCATACCTGTTTTCACCATACTTTTGCCCGTATGAAGGCACAGGGGTTGTGTAAAGGCCAGCGCCCATTTTTCCCCATGTGCTAGGCAAAAACTCAGTTATGCCAGCCACGGGGCTAAAATGATAAAGAGTTCTGTCTAGGTCTAAATCTGTTAGCTTGGCGCGATCCATGCGAGACGCCTCGTCCATCGGCAACTCACCCGTAGCAATACGTTGAGCAACCGACTCTGGATAGCCTTGGGCTAGTCTGCGCTGATACTCAGCCTGATCCATGATCTATCAACCGAACGACTGAGCGATACACTTACCAGCGGCGCGGCAAGCTGATGGGGATGGGCAACGAGAGCAGGGCTGGAATGCGCCTTTGGCTACTTTCTTGCCTGACTTACCGGGCTTGTACATCTTGGGCATAGATACGTCCTCATTGACAATATCCGTAGTTTACGCCAGTAGGTCAGGCGATGCCACTCAAGCCCCTGCGGATCGGACCGTCGCCCCATGACGAGCGATCCTGATAGCCCACCGCCAGATAGCGGAGTGCGTCAGCGCAGTGTGATGACCAGTCGTGGGCCGGCCTACTACGCCATGTCTTGTTGTTCTCGTCCCAGTCACGGTGATAGGCACGAATCGCATCCACGCCTTTCTCGCATCGCTCCGCATCAATCCATGACCGGTCCAGCAGTGAGCGCACCGACTGGATGCCGTCATCGACGGTCAGGTTAGGCGCAATGGTGATGTCACGCATACCTAGAGACTGGAGAACCTCGTAGCGGCTCTTGCCTGTACCCAGCTCACGGACCCGAACGTCATGCGGCAGGATGTGATCGCCGTACACGTAGCCTTTCGACTGCAACAGCTTCACGTAGTGATCCAGAGACTCACCAGACGCCTCGTAGTAGTCGATCAAGCGGCACTCTGAGCCATGCATCTGGGCGAACCAGATAGACGTGCTGTCGCCCATACCCAAGTCCCACGCCGTAACGACCGGGAGTTGCTTGTCGTACTTGACCGTTGTCAGCCTTCCCTCGGCCTCCAGCTCGCGCATTTCGGTTGCGTAGTATGCACCCTCAGTGAACAGCAGGAAGTCGCCTTCCCAGACGTGTGTGTACGTCTCAGGGCGCTTTGCCTTGTCTTCTAGGCGCTGGTCTTCGAGTACCTGCGGGAACCATGGGTTGTCCGTGTAGTTACACTCGACGATCTTGGCATTGTCCGGCGGGCTCATGCGGAACCGGCGGTGGGTCTCTGAGTGCTTCGACTCAGGGTTCCAAGTTATCCATAGCTCTGACCCTTCCTCACGGATGGTTGGTAAGAGCTTGTCGTATGCCATGCGGCTAACGTTCTCTGCCTCATCGATCCAGCACAGAATGATGCGAGCCTTCGACTTGAGCGAGTCTAGGTTGCGGCGTAGCCCGGCAAACGTGAATGTGATCTGACCATCCCGGCTTCGGATGTACTTCTCGCCACACTCGTAATACTCATTCAGCCAATCGACCGACTTGATCGCTGACTTGATCTCTTCCATGGATGACTCGTCGAGCGAGTTCAGATGTTCACGAGCACAAAGGATCTGACCGCCCCTGCCTGACTTACCCCACTCATACCCGCGGACGGCACACATCATTGCAAAGGTTCTGGTCTTGCCAGAGCCTCGACCGCCATAGGCGCCACGGTAGCGATAGTCGCCTAAGAACACGTCTACCAGCTTGCGTGGGATGTTGAGCTGGCTAGTTGTCATAGGTAGCGATCAGCCATAGGGCCAAAGAGATAGCGCCAAGTGAGAACCACAGGAAGTCACTCATTCGAGTCCGGTAGAACACCGATCAGCTCGATCTTGGTGGGCGCCTTCATTGAGCCGTCAGATGACGTGTTATCGATCTCGTGCTTATCGCGCCACTTGAAGCGGTTCTTCATGTTGAAGATCCACACGGTCGGATTACCCTCGGCCTCACCGGTAGCCATGCGACGACCATGCCGGGTCCACCATGACTCGGACAATGCGCGACCGGTTTTTATGGCGTCTGAAAACTCGGGCTCTTCCTCGAGCCAGCGATAGAAGAGATCCCTAGAGATGCCGAGGCGAGCGATGACCTCAATGTCTGCCGCGCCTTCCTCGTACATCTCAAGGATGTCCCCACGCCAACCCTCTGGCAGAACGTCTAAGCCTTTCTTGGGTCTAGCCATGTTCCTGTGTCCTGTAGTTGTAAGCCACCATCATACGATTACTGGACGGCTTTGATTCGCGCTCACAGGTAGGACAGAGAATTGAGTAGGTCTTGCCATCAGTGACCATGCGTATACCGGTGTGGTGGCAGTTGACGCATGAGGCGCCCATTAGTTGACGTTCCATGCTTGTCATAGGAACGATGGTCTTGCTTTCCATTCTCTGTGCCGTAAGCGTCCAAAGTGAAAAAGGTCTGGCTGTTTATGGCACAACCAGCAAGCCGTGTACAGGCGAACGACAAATAAGCCTGCACCTATCGACTCGGGAGAGAGTCAAATTCTGTGAGTGCATTGTAGCACTGTGTGCATATACGACAAAGGGAAGCCTTGGCGACCTCCCTAAGCGTAGATGGATCACCTCCTACCCCTGCGAGTAAAGTAGTGGTGCCGACTGCGAAACACTTCGAGCACGTGGTGTTGATTATAACCTGAGCCGTGCGGGAGTACATGGTAAAAGCCGTCGTAATGAGTGAGGACGTAATCACGCCCCTCGACATCAGAGACGTAACTACCCTCCTCAAGCGCCAGCATCAGGTCGGTGAATATCACTTACCTTGCTCCGGCTTAGGATCGGTCTTTTGGTCATCTGCCTTCTTACGAAAGATCCTGTCAAAATTGTCAGAGAACCGTTTTGGATCCACAGGCCGCGTCTGACTGCCTTTACCCCCGTGCCACTTACTCATACCGCCTCCATAAAGCGTTGTGTTGCGTTTATTGCGAATAGGGCATGACGCCAATCCGCGTTCTCGTAATCCTCGTTCATCATTTCCAGCTTGCTCTTGGTCTTCTTACGCTGGGGCTTGTCTTCTGACCCGTTACGATACTGCTCAAGGTACTTGTCGTAATTGGTCTCACGAACATAGATCAGTCGGGCGTAGAACGTACTACAACCAACCTCTTCTGCCACTGCACGCCATGGATTGCCGGCGCTTCTCAGCTCAACAATGGTCGCCACCTGCTCGGGTGACATCTCGCGTCTTGGTCTCATTCCGACATCTCCTCTTCGATCAGTGCAAGCAACTCCTTGCATACGTCAGACTCGTCTATCTCGTTTCCGTCTTCGTCGTAGTATTTGGTAACGTCCCAGAAAAGAACCTTCTCACTCTCCGGCTCCCAGTAGTCCATCGGGCCGCCCCGGCCACTGTCACGCTCTACCGTATAAGAGACCAGCGCCTCTTGGCCGCTCTTGGGTTCAACAAAGCTCTCGGTGCCTTCATGCAATGTTTTCATTTGCACATCTCCTCGCCCTTGTATGGGGGCCAGCCGGCACGATTCTCATGTGGGACACCCTCTGCGATCTCGGCCTTCCAAATAGAGACCATCTCGCAGTAGGTGGATTGCTGTTGGACGTTGTCTTGGTAATCCATGCCGGATACAAAGGCAAACACTGCAAGCGTCAAAACAATTGCCAGCAAGAATGCTAGCGGCTTCATGTCGTTCATAACTCTCTCCCGTCGTTATGCTTATATAGTAAATGAATCTGGATTGTTGTCAACAACATTAATGTAGTTTTTGAGCCTGCGATACTCCATCTTTTCTTTGTAGCTCATCTTGTGACCAGACTTCTCGGCGTTCTCGTACACGGACAATTGGAAGCGCTTGTCACGCATAGCCTCTTCACGCTTTTGCTTCACGTACTGCTCACGGTCGTACTCATCGACAGCCATAAGACCGCGGTCATGCATCACCTTGGCTAAAGTTGAGAACGTGCATCCGTGCCGGCAGTACATCAGCACTGGGTGAGTCCTACCTCTTGAGATGTGGAACCTATCCGATCCGCCGCACTCAGGGTTTGGACATGGCCCCTTATATTCTGACCCGCTACGCTTCAGCCCTAATGACTGCGCGATATAGGCTAGATCGTCTGTCACCCAACTCATACTTTCTCCCTACGTTTTGCCCATTGAATTTGCTTGTGCTTCAGCCAGTTGAGCGTCTCTTGGCTAACCTCACCGACTACTGGGGTAACCAATCCCCGTGGCCATACCCCTGTCTTTTCTCGGTACTTATGTGCCGCCCATCCTTTGCTATATCCGCGCGTGTCGGCATAGAACAGCAATTCGGAATACAGGACGGCTTTTTGATCCATCGACATGGCCTTGCCGGCTTTCTTCGCTTCGCCCACCTCTTCCAGAATCTGATCGTCGTGCTTCATGGCCTCAGTGATCGCGATCTCATAACCACACGCCTTGCAACGCAACCCGATCATCTGCTGGTAACACTGAGGGCACTCGCGGGGCTTGGACTCTTTTTCTTCCTTGATCTGATCCCGCTCGTTGAATTTCTTCGAGCCGTCATCCAATGACTCAGGCACCACCAGCTCGGCAAATCCCATGCGCTCAACATTGCCGGCATGGTCCAAGTAAATGCAGTCGGTCTTGTCTGGATGCGTGCGCATACCCCGGCCTACGCGCTGGACCCATGTGATTGGGCTACGGGTCGGGAACGCATCAATGATGCAACTGGTGGTAGGGCTATCCCAGCCGGTATTGAGCAAGCGCGAGCAGGACAGCACCTTGAACTCGCCCGCCGAATGCGCCTCGAATAACAACTCACGCAGGTCCTGATCAATATAACCATCGATGTGTTCTGCGTCGATGCCCGCAGATCTAAATTGTTCAACCAAATGCTTGCTATGGCGGATTGACGGGGTGAAGGCAACAGTCTGCCGATTATCGCCCCACTTCATCCAGTTCTTGATGATATCGCCGGTCAGCATGGTGTCGTTTTCAGTGGCCTCACCCAACGCCTTGGGGTCGAAGTCCGAGCCGCCCGTCTGTAGTGCGCGCTTTTTGACCTTGCTCACGTCGATGCCACGCCCGGCATAGTATCGAACCGGGGCCAGATACCCTTGATCCAACAGCTCCTCAGCCGTGATCGGCACAACGAGATCCTGATAGTGCTGGCCCAGACCCTTGCTGAACGGTGTTGCCGATAGGCCGATCCATACGATATTGGACAGGCGAGACATGATCTCTTTCTGCCACTCGTACAGAACATGGCACTCGTCGTGGATCGCTAGATCGAAGTCGAACATCCGCGTGCCCCACTTTTCGATGCGGCGCTGTAATGTCTGAGCCGATGCGATCTGGATCGGGTGGCGGTAGTCAGTGCGCCAGTGATCGCCTTGGATTACGCCACAGGGAATCCCCAGCTTGTCACAAGCCTCAAGGGTCTGCTCTACCAGCTTGATGCGGTCGCAGATAAATACCGCACGCTTACCCTTAGCCACCGCCGCGCGCATCATTTCGATAGCTGTGAGCGTCTTGCCGAATGATGTGCAGGCTCCGATCACTACCCGGCGATTTCCGCGGGCGATTGATTGCCGGCATAGGTCGATGGCGTGTTGTTGATGCTCGCGTAGTTTCATAGCTCGATGTCCTTCTTCCGGAAGAACCCCTCAAACTGCGGGTGGTTGTGTTCAAACAATCTGGCGTAGTACGCCGTGTGGTTGTTGCTGATCTTGAACCGCTCGCCGGTCGTCTCGATGTCGGTGTGCCAGCGAATGCGTTCCATCACACCCTTGGCGCCATAGTTCTTAAAGCCGCGTCGGATAACCTCAAACGTATACATCTCAAACAGCTCATACACCTGTGGGTTTTTCTTGTGATATTCCCACCATTTTTCTTTCAGCTCTTGGCTCATGTCTAGCCCCTCGCGTGAATCATCTTGTTATTTTTGTCGTACATCTCAATGCGCAATCGGCCGCCCTTTGCCTCGTATTGCGTCACCGTTACTGGCAAGTGTGATTCCTGCACATACGGCCACCACTCAACGGCCTTAGCCAGTGTGGATACCTTGTGTGACTTCTCGCTTACCAAGCTACCTCTAGGACATATCATTTGTCGTTCCTTTATTCCAATGGGTTCAGCCAAGGGTTCCTTTGGGCGATACTCACCTAGAGCGCGACCAATAAGACGCGTCCCAGTGAGTACCCTTCATTCCAATTGGGACGAGCCAACGGGACACTCAGGGGCAGGTCAGTGTTCATCTTTCCTGCTTAGGTAGTTACGACATGAACGCCGCCTCTCCGCGCCTACCTACGCCACTCAATGTTCGTTCCTGCAAGGCCAGAAGCCAATTTACAGTCGAGTGAGTGACCACTCTTAACGCAATCAGGATTTAGAGAGAACCCTAGTGTTTAACGAGATAGGTTTCAGTTAGCCCCATGCTCGACCTGATTCGTCAGCGGGGTAAAGACAGTGTTGAAGATGAAAACTGTGAGGCTATACTAGACGCATGGTCTGAAAGGCTTCGTTGCTCTTCTCAACATTGTCTTAGGGATTGCAGTCCCGCTGACCTGATTAAATTACTCGGATGCCTGATTGGATTCAACCCAGTCAGGCATTTTTTTTTACTCCTGCGGCAAGCTGTCCAAAAAGTCTTCGTACAGCTCAGAGCAAAGCTCAAGCGCGTCAGCGATCAACAGCATATTGCCGGGATGGATCGAGGCGTAGAGAGATATAGTCTCCATGCGGTACTCATCCATTTCATGATGGAACGCCACCAAACCATCATCGCCATCAGAAAAAATTAAAAACGGTGCATCATCATTGGTCGGATCTTTGGCAATGATCGTGTCGCCGTCGTGCAACCCAAATATAAAATCATCGCTTTGCATCTTGTTGCCAAAGTAACTCTCAATGACATCCATTGCTTCGTCATACGTTAACGTCATGTTCCATACCCCTGTGTTTGCGTAGGACCGACCCAGACCGGTCGTGTTCGATAATGTCGTAGCCGTGCATGGCTTGGCCTTCCCGAGCCTTTCGCATGGCTTCTGCCTTGCCGTTCACCATATTGATCTTCAGTAGATTGCCGTGGTCGTCGTAGGTCGAAACGCACCACTGCTTCAGGGGCGTCTCGTACTGAACTAGGCAAGTGACTGGGTGAATCATTGGTTCCTCCTGCTAGGGCCGCTTACGCGGCTCCCGCTATGATTGGACTAGCGCAATTGGGGCGGGATAGATTGCCGCGAATCACTATGTCTTTCTGCGCCCCGCTCAATTGAGATAGCTCTGCAACCTGCTCCCAGTCGATCTCACTGAGATAAGCGTTGATCGCACCGCCATTTCTGCTATTAGCAAAAACACTAACCATGTCTGCTCGATGCTCATCCGCAGTCATTGCTGGGCGTCGATGCTGAATATTGCAAAAGAAAACCTGAGTCGTATGGTTTGACCAGTCGATATTTTGCAAGCGAGCAACCTCATCAGAATCAATGTGACGATCCAGCTCGTTATCCCACTTAGCCAATACTAATTTTTTCATGTCTATCTCCCGTTTAGATAGAGATAAGATAGTGAATACTGTTTACGGTGTCAACACTTATTTGTTGCTTTTTTGTTTAATCACACGCAGGCGCTTTGTGAATATGCGCTTGATCCGCTGATAGTCTTCGATGGTGTAGTTGCGTGGGTGATTGTCGTTCTCGATTTGCTCGACTCGCTCGATGCCGAGCCGCTTGATCAGGTTGATTCGGTAGTCGGCCACATTGCCGCTCAGGTATCTGTTGCACTTCACGCACTGTAGATGGCAATTCCAAAGGTGGAATGCGAGATGCGGAGCGGAACCTCTGGATCGGTAGTGGCCGGCATCAAATGCGCCGCCGTGAACCGTTTTCGACGGAATTCCGCATGAAATGCATCCACGACCAGCGATCTCGTCTCGTCCTCGGACGTATGCGTTGAATGCGGCCTGAGCTTCCCGGCGGTAATCTGACTTGTTCTTGAGCTTTTCCTTGGCCTTTTTGACCTCGCGCTTGACGGCTTTCTTTACGACTTTCTGGCCGCGTTCGGATCGGGTGAACTCAATAAGATGCTCAACAGAGCAGAATGAGCGAAGCCCGCCTATGACAGCAGACTCCGCGGGGACTTTCTTGCGACACTGAGCGCACCGCCTGTTTGTTGCCTTCACGCAAGCTCCCATGTAACGCCACAGAGCGCCATAGCCGCCTCACAGCTCTCGCAAACGCGCTTGTGGTAGACAATCATATTTCCACCCTCTAGCTGATGACCATAGCGCTCGGCGGTGGTCATAGCATCAACCTCGGCATGGAATGGTTGCTCACAAATAGACTTGCACTTGTCGTAGCCCTCGCCCTGCACACGGGGGCACGAGTCTTGTGGCTTGTAGCAACGGTTCGAGCCGACCCACACGCTACCATCAGGTAGATGCAGTTCGGCCGTCACTACAACCTTGGCGCAGGTCACTCAGAAGGCTCCGAGCCAAACGCCGATACCATGAATCACGCCGACCGGGGCAACAATGGCGCCAGCGAGCAATAGAAGCCAACTCGCCGTTTGGATGCTGACCACGATATGCGTTAGCCATGCCGCAATAAGCGTGATGCCAAAAGCCCCTACAAATAAATCATTCATCACTCACCATCCTTTACAAACTGGCCATCAACCATCTTGCCGGTGCGCTTGCTGATCACGTCATACGCTGACTTGATGCACTCGCTCATATCGACATCCCATGCGCCGCATTGCATTACCAGAGTCACATAGATATCACCTATTGAGTCGATGACTTCTAGCCGGTCGTGATTGCTTATGCCTACGAATAATTCTCCGAGCTCCTCTTTAGTTTTATCCGCCTGCGCGAACGGCACCGGATCAGGCAAGATGCCCTTATCCCATCCCCACTCTTCAATGTGGCGGGTCAAATCGTTAATGTCATACTTCATGTTGGCTCTCCCGTAATTTCTGTAGCTCGCTATCTTCTGGGCAACTGAGCAGGACGTTTACCTGTATACCCCAGTCCCAAATCCTTTCCATAAACTGGAACATCTCTCCCTTATCCACCTTGGACGTGCTTTTGAGTTGGTCCTTGATCTCCGTCTTACCGACAACCTTCGACTCATAACCCAGAAACTTATGTTTCAAAATTAGCTTAATGTCGTCTGGCGTATACTCGTCTGACTTCGACCGCCGATTGAACGAATCAGCAAACTCGCGGCACCACACATGGAACAAGGCGTTCTGCGAAAGGCTCCGAGATCTCGGGACCTTCCACTCCACATTCAGAGCGCCATGCTCACGCATAGCATTCTGGATGTCGCTCATGACTGTCCGTAGTGCATCGCTGTTGCCAACGATGTACTTGCACGACTTCACTTGCCAGCCTCGATATCGTTAATGATCTCGACGGCTTTTTGCAGGTGGTTTGCTAGGCGCTTGATGCGTGCGCGGTCGCTTGGATGACGCTCGACCAAATGCTCGACCAAGGCGTCCATATCCATCTGCATGGCCTCAGACAATGCTCTGCGGTTAAGCGTGCGGAATGATTCAACTGACATACCAAAGAACTCCGAGAGCTGTTCTAGCCGATCCATGTTGAATTTCTTGGTGCGCTTGAACGCGACCATAGCCTGCGGCGTCACGCCAAGAGCCTTGCTCACTTCGTTGGCCGATACCCCGAACAACTCCAGAGCAACCCGAAGGGATTGCCCGTCATTGTAGTGAGGCGTGTCATCGACACTTACCTTTGTGATGTTGCGAATCATGTCCTACCCCTTAAAACGGAATGTCAGAGTCTTCAATCGGTGCCGCTTGAGCTGGCGCCGGTGCGGCCGCTGGTTGCTCTTCCTTTGCATTCACGCTCAGGCTCATGAACTTAACGCCAGACTTGGCTGTCTTGAGCCATGCGCTGATCCAGAACTCCTGTCCGCCTACGTTGATGTTTCCGCGGTAGTCGGGGTGGTTGTCTGTGGCCTTTTTGTCATTTTTGAAAAGGGCGCCACGGTTGGTGTCGTCGTATTGTGTCATTTCATTTTCTCCATCATTTTCTTAGCTTCTTGCGAGACAAGCTCAGTTGCCTTGCGTACGTTAGAGGCAAGTGCCTCAATAAATTCCTCGTCCCGCTCAACCTTGAGCAACAACTGAGGCATATCAGGGTGATAGGA